ATAGTATCGCCGTCAAGAACACGATTAATCTCTGTCACTCTGAAGTTGTAGCAGCTCTTTCTGCTTGGAGGTGTCATCGCTCCCATTTGGATACCAATTATCGTACTGAAATATGTAGTACAAAACTATCCCCACTGATATCAGGAGGATAGCTATCATGATATTAACTGACCAAACTACATCACTCATCCAAGTAAAGAATCTGGATGATCATGATTTAGTTTTCCAGAAATTTTATAGGCATCTTTATTGCCACCATGACCATGAGCTATGCCTAACTCATGCATCTTAGCATGCTCATCAATGGCATCCCTTAACTCTTCTTTACCAGGTCCAAATGTAAGATATAAACCATATCCTACTAAAAATGCAAGCAGTGCAACAATAACAGCAATCATTTGACCTTCTGGTGAGAGACCAGCAAAATGTCCATGAGGAAAAAGTGTATCATTGCATTTAGCAATTTTATCTGGATCACTCCAAGTTCCAGGTAAATGATAAATTGGTGGGCAAGCAGAAAAAATCATATTAATAAAATGTTATTGTATACTATTTAAGCATACGCTGTGGTTGACACTAGGTAAAGGGAACTAAAAAGTATAGACCAAACAAAAAGTCTGGTTGTCCATTTCTTATACATATCTACCTCCCCATGGGTGTTACACCCATAAGATATTCTAAAGCTGTTTCATTGGTGCAATAATCAATAAAAGAAGGATGCTCCCTCAAAAAAGGAACATCCTCTTTAGAATTTTTTATTGCGTCATATGAATTTTTTGCGTACTCGCAAATCTGATGACGATGCTGTTCAGCATCATGATACCCTATGGTATAGTGGGACATGAACTTTCAACTCCACTTATGTGCTTATATTTATTATAGCACATAAGTATTTTTACGCAATAATGTGTGGACTCACTAACTCAGTCAGGATTCTCATATGTATTTGGTTTCCCAACTGATTTGTATTGCAATTGTTGTCTAAGAAAAAGGATTTCTTTTTTTAGTTCATCTTTCTCCTGTTCTAGTTTTGTGATTTCTTCTTGATAGATGATAATCATACTTTCTAGTTTAAGGTTTTCATTCTCTAAGTCCCAATCCACTTGTTAATTTACAGGTGGCAGTAATTATTTAAGGATTTAACACCCTCTTTAGGTTTACAATTCTTCAACACAGGCATCAGACAAACCTTTTGCCATTCCACCCCCTATTTTTGATCCTTGATCACCACCAAACATAGTGACCCAACCAGCAGCAAGCCACCCAACAAAGGGAATACCACTAAGGGAAGGAGCAGCAGCAGCACCAACACTAGACCCAACCAAGCGTCCTGATTGTTCTGCACCACCAACTGCTTTGATGCACTCAATGGTTTTGTCAGAGGGCTTCTTTTCGCCACCTCCTAGTGCTGCTGGATCTATCCATGCACTTCTAGTTGATACTGGTCCTCCATGATGGAAAGAACCATCCATAGTATACTCTTGAACCACTTGAACTGTTTCATTAGCAAGACCCAAAAATCCACCTTTTCTTTTAACATCCTTAGTTGTTATCATGGTCTTAGGATCATTTGCTTTATACTCAATACTGTAACCATCTTTCTTTGCGATTACATTGTATGAGCTATATGGTCCTGACTCAGGTAAATTTATCTTAGGTAATCCATCCTCTGCTTTACGATTAGAAATAATACCTATCATACCAATGTGAGAGACACCTATTATCCCTCCTAATCCTAGAGCAATCCATTTAGACCAATCTTTTTTCATTTCCATTACACTCCTTTACAATTTATATGGTGGGTCTTCTTTTGGTGGTTGAGCAGTGATGTTCAATGGTGCTTGTTCAATTCTAATTGTTTGTACAGGTGCTGCTTGAGTTGCTTTCTCAATTAATTTTTCCATGTCTTGTTTGGAAACACCTCCTGCACCATTGCCATTCATTTTCATGGTGCCATCACCTTTCTTAGATGCTGTTTGAATTCCAAAACTAGCTAAAACACCTGTAAAAACTGAGGCAATAAAAGTTGGATCTATTTTTTGTTGAGGTATGCCTGGAATAGCCACGTAATTAAGAGTCAGTATACCTCCTGACCAGACTAATACACCAAGACGTACAAATGTACTAATGATTGCTGCTTGCTCATCCTCATCTGGGAGAATTTTATCTTTTAATTTTCCCAGAGGACCTTTCTCCTCCTTTAAATTTTTCTTTTCTTCTTCAGGCATTATATTACCACAAGGCAAATCTATTTATCAAAAACTAGGTATGCCTATGCTAGTTCCTCCTGCAGCAGCATTTTCCCCACTAATACCTAAATCATTAGCACCAGTTGGTAGACTTGGCAACTCTGGCATAGCAGATTTAAGTGCCCTTCCAACAACCTCTTCTATGATTGAATCCCTTTGTAGGTAAACATATATACCACTGCCAGCAATGGCACCAGATATAATGAAAGACGAAAGAGAGAGTACATTGATTATTTTTTGCATTGTATTATATCAAGTATTCTATTTATTATAATATGCTTTGTAATAACTGACAAGTCCATCACATTTTTTATTTCCTTTTTCTATCCATTCATCCATACACTCATACATGGATAGGTTTGGATAATCTTCTTTGCCAAATTTTCTAAGCAAAATAGTGAGACCCATTTGACGTAGTTTCATATTCTCTTCAGTGTATCTCCAATCACCAGGATATTGAGTCATCTAATTAATCTTCCATCATATAGGACATCATAGTCATGAACAGTGTGGTTGTCATTACCACACCAACTACCATGATAAAAGTCATTTGAAATGTTTGTGTTAAGTTAATCATATTAAACCCAAGAGACCAGCAGTGGTTCCCACAGCCACAAAAAAACCAAATTCTAAAAGATCTCTAGAACCTGGTGGAATAGAATTTAAAAGGACTGCTAGTGGAATCATTTTATGTGTAGATTAAATTTAGTAAATCAGGACTAATAAAGAAATATGCACCAATAAGTGAGATAAAAATAAGGTGTTGCATTGCTCTAGGTAAAAATACTCTCTTAGTATATAGGTATTTTTACTCTCTGTCAAGCACCTGATGGTGCATATGCTGGTTGCATTTGAGACTGTTTGACTCTTATGCCCTTGCCACCATCATCATCGTCATCATCATCATTAACAATTCTAAGAAAAAATTCCACTAGTAAGAGAATGGTCATTGGATAAAATATCCATGCTATAGCCTTCCATGCTGGAAAAGAATCTGTTGTTAATTGAAGAGTGTCCATTTATTGATATTTACGAATAAATATTTAGTTTTGTTAACTTTTAGACTAAGAAATTAATCCTGTAATAATTGAAGCTGTTGCACCAGAAACTACTAGAAAAGGCAAATTGATTGCCACTAGTAGTTTCAATAAATCAGATTTTCTGATTGTGAACAACTTGCAAGACATTACAGTATACCTGGAATAATTTGACCTGTGGTAAGATAAGCACCCATACCAGCAACAAAACCAATCATTGCCATCCAACCATTAAATTTTTCTGCTTCAGGTGTCATTATACAAAACCAGGGATAAGTTGACCAGTGAGTGAGTATGAAGTGAGTGCTGCTACACATCCAAAGATTGCTGCAATACCATTCCATTTTTCAGCAATAGAAAAATCTACTGCGTCTTCTCTTTTTGTTTTTGTTGTTTGTTTTGCCATTATACAATACCAGGAACGATGTTACCAGTGAAAGCATATGATGCACAGATAAAGATGAATCCCATCATTGCTGCACGTCCTTGTGCTTTTAAAAAGATGTTTTTATTAGACATTAGAATATACCAGGGATGATGTTGCCAGTGAAAGCGTAGGAGCCAAGAGCAGCAATGATACCAACCATTGCCCAACGACCATTTTGGAGTTCTGCATTTTCATTCATTGTTCTTTGAAGATAGGTTTAAAAGAAAGGGGGTATGATCCAACCAAATAGACCATAGTTAATTGTCATGCAAATTAGACCAGCCATGGCAAGACGTCCATTAAGTCTCTCTGCATATCGCCAATAGGGATGTGATGTATCCATTAAAAAATACCTGGAATAATTTGACCTGTTGTTACATAAGCACCAATGGCAGCTACGAATCCAATCATTGCCCATCTAGAATTTGTGAGCTCTGCATTTGATGCATAACCTTTATACTCTTGACTCTCATCTATCCATGGTTCTGGACTAGCTGCAAACATATTTTGTTTTCCATACTCAGTAGTAACATATTTTGATGTAGATGAGGTCATTGAAGTTTTATTAAGTAACATTACATAATTATATAGCAAACATAAAATTTGTAAAGAAACTTTACATTAGTGATAACCCAACAATAAAAAGAGGGTCTAATGACCCTCATCAGTGTGCCTTATATAAACTCATGTTAGTACTCCTAATAGGATGGGTTTTCATTACTCTCTACCCACTCTGCATTGTTTTTACAGTATGCGTCTGCATCTATCTGCATCCTCCAATGAGTAACAGTGTGAAGTGTTTGTATCATTACAACCATAGACATAAGCATCACTGGACCTATCCAGAGTGGATGCATTAT